AAATCCTACTGGAGATAAAAAGTTTCTATTTTGTATCTGAGAAGAAAATGCGTTTCCTGTAGCCATTTTTATTTCTATTTAGATAAAAAAAAGAGGGTCCGAAGACCCCCCATGAAACTTGTGAGAAAGACTCACATGAGATTTTTAACTGCAACTCTACGGTAGTAGCGGTTGCTGTTGACGCGGAGTCTGCCGAGACCTTGGTTGGTGCCTTCAGCAAATGGGTTAGCAACGATGCCATAACGAGTCTTAAACCCGATTTTTGGCTGGAAGTTGTTCTCACCAACGGCACGAACCATTTGGAGAGGAACATATGGGCAATAGAACAGTCCGGCATCATAAGGAGAAGAACCCTTATAACCAACAACGTAGTATTGGTTGGTTCCTTGTGACAGACCGCTGTTATCAGCAGCCAGGTTTGCCGAATATGGGTCAATATATACTCTATATTTACCTTGGATTGTACCAGCGAAAGTGCTGCCGGTATCATCAACGTTCAGATTAGCGTTGAGTGCAGGGGTGTAATCGAGAACACCAGCCATGGTCAGTGCTGAAGCAACGTCAGCAGAGCACATGATGATGTTGCCCTTGCCGCGACGAGTTCTCTGAGCGATTCTGTTTGCATCTCTTTCGATTTGGAACAGAAGACCCTTGAACTTTTCAACGGACCAACGACCGTTGGAGTCGATGTCGAGGTCGAATACACCAGCGGTAGCGGTGTTTTCTACAGCACCTTGCTCAGCAATCTTATAGATGGTACGAATAACTTCGCGGTTGATTTCAGCAAGAATCTCGGTTGAGAGAATGTTTGCCAATTCCGCTTCAGCATTCAGACCGTGGATTGCCTTGAGGTCTTGTGCGAGTTCGAGTGAATACTCAGCCTTCAGAGCACGGGACTTTGCAGTAACGGTAACTTTCTCGATTGAGAAAGCCATCTGGTTGAAAGCATTGCTTCCAGTACCATCAAGGTTTTCTGCATCAGCCGTGTTCATGCCTGAACCGACGTTATACGCGGTTGAGGTTGCAGTACCAACAGGGTTTAGGATTGAAGGGTTAGTACCCGACTGAGTGGTTGTACCGATACCAGCAGCAGCATCAGCAAAACTGCCTGTAAGGTCGAAACCAGCATCTTGACCCGAGAATGAAGTATCTGATTCGTTGAAGGATGATTCAGTGCCGCTCTGGGTGTTGTAACGTGAACGCATTGCGAAGATGAGTCCAGTAGGACCGTTCATTGGTTGAACGCCAGCGAGGTCATATGCGACCAAGTTAGGCATTGAACGTCTGATCAATGAGATCAGAACTGGATCGAAACCTGCAGTAGGTCCACCAGCAGCTGAGCCACCTCCATAACCACCAGTACCAGCTGCGTTGGTTGGTGCTTCCATCAGGTTCATACCTGAGGAGAATGATGCTTCCTCACGGAGGAATTTTTCTTGGTTCTCTAGCAGGACAGCGGTTACCGCTCTACGATGGGAATCTTTGATTTGATCAAGACCCTCATAGTTGAGGAGTGGTGCCCACTTTTCCTGCAGATGTTCTGCGTTGAACATTTGCGTTTACCTTTGGTGAATGTTTGTGTTTGATTTAATATTAAATTCAGATTTTAGCAACAGCTTCAAGGGTTCTCAGGTATCCAGCCATTGTGCCTGAAATTGATTCTGGCGAATGGTCTACACCCTCAGATAAGGTTTCAGCATGTGCTTTAGGAGTTTTGTTTGCTGGGAAATATGATTCTCTCAGCATCTCCACTTTTTCACGATATTCTTCTTCACTTTCAAACTCAACACTTTCGGAAAGTGAAGCGAGCTTTTCTTTCTGAGTAGCAGCAAGGCCATCAGAAACTTGATCTAAGATTCCATCAGCAACCGACTCTGCGAGACGCTTGTTAAGGGAGATATTCTTCTCAATTTGCTCGTTGAGTTTTGTCTCCATGTCATCAAGTTTTTCTACCATACTTTCTAATACATCATATCTATCTTCAGGGATTGTTACATAATGTTCTTCAAAAAGTCCCTTCATGCCTGAAAGGAATGATTCAGTTAAATCGGTCTTAAGACCGTGCTCAATAGCAAGTTCGTTTTCTACGAACCACTCTTCAGAAACATATTCCAGATAGGAGTCAACCCTATCTGAAAGTGCTTCTTTGATTACTTCAACTTCTTCGATTAGTTTCTGCTCATATTGAGATTCAACTGTTTCTTTAATTTCAGTAATCTTTGACTTAAGTGCAGCTTCAAATATGATTTTTGCCTTTTCTTTGAAACCTTCGGAGAGTTCTTCTCCACTAAGAAGTGCATTTACATCATCTTCAATTTGGAAAGACTCTTCCATATCCTCTTCATCATCTTTAAAAGAATTTTTTTTGCCTTCCTTTTTATTCTTTTTACTACCCTTCTCTTCTTCTTCCTCTTCGTCTTCTTCTTCGTCTTCTTCTTTGGCTTCTAAGAGTTCTTCATCTTCATCATATTCCGCATCTTCTTTCATACCCTTCATAGGGTCGGCAGATTTAGCACCTTTGTTGACAACATCTCTGACTTGTTTCAGAGTTGCGCCAGGTGTCTTTAATTTTGCGGAATCGTCGTCTGAACGATAGTTCTCAGGAGTAGGACCCCCAAGATCTTCCCAACTTACGCCTTGACCACCAGTGGTCATTTTTGGCATCGGATCTGCTGCCTTTGCATTTGCATTGACAGCAGTTCTGGATTGCTTGGTGTCTACTTCCATTTCTTGTAAATCTCCACGAGACATTTGAACTCTCCCTCCTGTTAACCGTAAAGTTATAAACTATATTTATTTATAAATTATAAATTTGCCAGAAAATCATCGAACAGATTCAATTTCTGTTCATCAAGTTTTTTCTGGTCTACAAGAGTATTAATTCTTGCATAAGTTTTTGTAGCATACTTTTCACGAAGAATGCCACCATCCCAAACCCAATCTTTGCCTTCCATAATACCTGATATGAATGCATCAGGGGCTGAAGGATCGGCAACAATATCAGCAGCAGTTGCCAACATAAAGTCTTCACCTACAACATTAATTCCTTCTCTTGTAATTTGGAGTGAACCAACACCACGGGAAGAAACACCCAGTCTTACTCCTTCAGAAATCAACGATTCTGCAATCTTACCCATAGGTGTGTTAAGGATTTTAGCTTTACCAATGAAGTTAGAACCACTCTCACGAAGAGAAGTGATCTTGTGAGAAACACGATCAAGATTTACTGTGGGACCATCTGGATGTCCCAGTTCTCCAAGAGCTCTTCCAGCTAAAACATGGTTTTCATTATAACGAGCAACTTCACGACGAAGAGTTTCCATAGGATACATGCGACCATTGCGGTTCTTAATGTCTCCTTGAAGGAAAATGCCTTCAATATAAAGTGATTTTTTACCGTTGCGTTCTTCAACGATAAACTCTACGGATTCGATTTCTTCTCTGAGGAGTTTCATTTTATGCTTGACCTGTAATTTGTACTTGTTGTGTATAAAGAAGTCCAGCACCAGTATCGGTAATTGCTGCGACTTTAATGGAGTTTCTCAAAATTGCATCTGGATCACTAAATGCTGTAGTAATTCCTGAAGTACTAGTTCCAATTCCAATTCTTGTTGAAAAATATCCACTCTGATTTGAAGTATTGAATACTTCAGTTACAGGCCCATGAACAAAATTATAATAAGTTTGCTGAGATGCAGTCAGACTTACATAATCTCCAATGCCAAAAGGTGATGCTTGGCCTTCTGGAAAATCAATATAAGTGGTGGTTGCTCCAGTGGTCACACCAGAAACTCTTGCAGAACCAGTATCAATTGCAAGAGTTGCAGAAGTTCCAGATGGAATACAATAATCACTAAGAGTAGCAGTTGGTTCTGTTCCAATTGCTACAAAAGCATTTGCGCCAGTTGCAACTATTCTGAGAGTATTGCTTCTCCCAGAGAACGCTGCTGATTTTGCTGATGTTGTGGATGTGGCAAAAGAAACTCCAGATCCAACTGGTCTATGTGTCATTATTCGTATAATACATTTATTAGTTATTTATAAATCTGCTATAAGTTGAAAAAAATCTGATAAGTCTTCAGACATTTATCATTCTTCCTCATCGTATTCTTGTTCAGAATTATCAAACATTGAAGAAGCAACGATAGGCTTAAATGCGTCTACTTTTTCTCCAGATTTTGCAAAGAGTAACTCTTTAATTTTGTCACTGATCTGTGAAGGACTTTCATCAGTAGCAATCATATCCATTAATTCATCCATGATTTCTAGAATAAGTATCGTTGTTATTTATTAGATCTCACCACCCTTTGGTGGTTTTGGCATTTCGATTTGTTTACCACTTGCTTCAGTTGCAGCACCTTGAGCATCAGTATTTGGTTCCATTACTGGTTTTCCAAGATCTCCACCAACTCCTGGAGCAGCTGGCATCGGTTGGCCAGTTGTAGGATCAATCATCATATCTGCTGGATCTGGAATTGTGCCATTCTTAATTTCTTTATCAATAATTTTATCTTGCTGAATAATTTCTTCATCAGTTTGACGAAGAATTTTTCTACGAATATAATCTTGTGAGAAATATTTACCAACATATTGTTCTGCTTGAGAAACCATGTTCAGACGTTCCATTAACAGTTCAGATTCTTTGAGTTCTGAGAAATGATTGTCATACAAATAATCGTATTGAATGTGCTCGCTCATCATCTCCCAATCTTCAGGGGTGATGATATTCTTAAGAATAAGTTGAGTCTTTAGCATATCATTGAACATATTTGAGAATCTTTTTCTCAAACGTCCAACAAACTTACTAAATTTAACTTCATCACGCAGAATTTCTGAAGATCTTCCAAGATTAAATCCACTATCTCCACCAACTCTTGATGATGGAACATTCAATGAACGATATAGTTTTTCTTGAAAATATTTAATATCTGTAATTTCTCCAAGATTTTGTCCTCCAGGAAGAGTGGTAATCTCAGTTCCTCTACCACCTTCTCTTCTTGGAAGCCAAAAATCTTCGAGCATACTCATGTATTTTTTGTCATCACGAATTTCACCTGTATTCGCATCATATACAAGTTTATTGCGATAACGACTCATCACATCACGAAGATATTGTTCTGCCTTTACTTTTGGAAGATTGCCAACGTCAATATAGAAAATTCTACGTTCTGGAGCACGAGACAATCTATAGATAACCAGCGCATCCTCAATCATACGAAGTTGATTGAGAGCCTTAATTGCTTTATGAAGATAAGATAATGTTGATCCTTTATTTCTATCTACAAGTCCTGATGAGCAATACGTAATTGCATCTTTTGAAATTTTAATTCCTTTTTTATCTCCAAGAGATGATGGATTCGATGTTGGATATGTTGCTTGTGGGGTATAGATAAAATACTCTTCAATTTCAGGAAACTCATACTGCATTGGATTATCATTATTCATGTTGGCTAACCGAATACTGCGATCATCGTTTGCAGTTTTTTTGGTTTGCCTTACATAACGCATTTTCATAGAGTCAATATATCTTAACTCTTGAATTCCTTTTTGTGGATTTTTTAAATCAATTACTTTATGGTAAAAAATTCTACCATCAATATACCAATTTCTATAGATCTCATGACACTTTTTATCAAAATCTAAAAGGTCTAAAATATACTTAAACTCTTGTCTTATCTTGTGTTTAATACCATCACTAGCATTTAAATTTGACAATTCAATTTTTACTGGACTGTCATCACTATCCGAAACAATAGCTTCATTTACAACGTCTTCAATTGCACTATCACACTCTGGGTGAAGTGCCATCTCACGATATCTTTTAATTAAATCAAAATCAGTTCTATAAATTCCTTCTAGATCAACATAAGAACCAAAAAATCCACTGGTTAAATAATGATCAACCCCGTCCTCATTATTGGGAGGAACGGGGGAAACTACACCAGGGGATAATGGTTCTTTATTTTCAATAGAGAACCCAAAAAGTTTTGCCATTATTAAAGTGTGGTCTTATTTGTACTATTTATTAAGCGCCAGAACCGGCAGCCTCAGGATAGAAGTACTGAATCTGGAACTCAACAGTAAACTCTTCAATTGAATTCTCAGTTTCATACGAAAGAGGAATATCCGAAATTGAAGTTGGGAAAATATCAACAAACCTATACTGCGCAAGAATGTTTGATGGACCAGAAGTTGTTCCCTCACCTTGCTGAGAAGCGGCAGTTCTTCCAAGTTGATAAACTGTAGCATTACCCATATAATCTGATGGGTTCGTCAAACCCGAACTGTCACCATACTGAGCAATGTTTTGCATCCAGGCTTCAAATGCTTTTCTGTGTCCGAAGTTTTCATCGTTGATAACGGTGATTGACCAGTTATCAAATGATCTTTCTCCAGCAACTTTTAAAGTTCTTCCTCTAAAAGGAATTGCAATTTCACTAACTGTCGATGCTGGAAGTGCAGCTGCCTTACACATGAATCTAAAGTTT